ATCATGTAATTATTTCAAGCGATACCGACTTTGTGCAACTCCTGTCAGAGAATGTGGATCAATACAACGGTATCACTGATGAGTTACTGACCATCCGCGGGATTTTTGATGCCAAGGGTCGACCTGTAATTGACAAAAAAACCAAACTACCCAAAACTATTCCCAACCCTGAATGGCTCTTGTTTGAAAAATGCATGCGCGGTGATTCCAGCGACAATGTGTTTTCGGCCTATCCCGGTGTGCGTGTCAAGGGTACCAAGAACAAGGTGGGGCTCACAGAAGCATTTGAAGACCGTAATAAACAAGGGTATGCCTGGAACAATCTTATGCTACAGCGTTGGACTGATCCCGACGGTGCAGAACACAGAGTATTGGATGACTATGAGCGTAATCGCATGTTGATTGACTTACGTGCTCAACCTCCAGAAATCAAACAAGCAGTAGATAGCAGCATCTGCAGCATGATCAGTCACAAGGATATCGGACAAGTGGGCATTAGATTCATGAAGTTTTGTGGCAAATACGAACTGGTCAAGGCCAGTGAATCAGCCGAACAGTATGCTCGCTGGTTGAACGAAACATACAAAGGAGTACTTGATGCTTGTAGCGAAACCAGTAGTGCCTGATCAATTTTGGATCTTAAAGCAGGATGATCGCAAGGTTGGCAACATAGAAGCCATGGCCGGAGGATTCAGTGTCAGAATAGGCGACCAGGTCAACAATTACAAAACTATCAATACCATCAAGCAACGTATTGCCATTGCATTTGAACCAGTGGTAAACAAGATCAAAACAGTGGCAGTTGCAAAAACAGTGCATGGTTATCCCACCCGGGAACAGGCCTACAACGCCATCTATGATGTCAAGCACCAGGTGCCACTTTGGACACGTGAACCTAGATCTAAATCATGGTATGCAGCTGGTTGGTATCAGGTGCGACAAGGCCGGTCATGGCAAGTGGAATTTTGTCCCAAGTTGATTACCCTACAGCGATATGCATATCGTGGTCCATACTATACCGAGGAGCAGGCCCATGAGCAACGTGTTTAGAGATCAGGCCAAGTTTATGAATGCCTGTGGGCAAACAGTGGGCAAACGCAATCTGGATCAATTTGATCTGTATCTCAAATTGATCCAAGAAGAAGTCAGTGAACTTCGAACAGCAGTGGATGATAACGATCTTGTGGAACAATTAGACGCCCTGATCGACATCATGGTTGTAACTGTGGGTGCTGTACAAAGTTTAGGGGTCAACGGCGAGGGTGCCTGGAAAGAAGTCATGAGTACAAACTTTGCCAAAATTGATAGCTTGACCGGTCGTGTTCGCAAGCGAGAAGATGGCAAGATTTTAAAACCTGTGGGCTGGCGTCCACCGGAATTGTCAAAATACATCAACAAGGAATAAGGGAGATAATATGACAACTGCTGTGTATAAAACTGCTGTGGAAGTAAATGATGCCATGCTGCGTGTTTACAACTATATGTTTATGGCCATTTTGATAAGTGGTATTGTGAGTTATTTTGTTGGTAACAGTGCAGACCTGCTGCAGTTTTTCTTCACAGGTTGGATCAAATGGGTGGTGATATTTGCACCCTTGGCTGCAGTAATAGGTATTGGGTTTGCTCTAGCTGCAAATCCGCCCAGGGAATTGGCTTTATTGATGCTGGCAGGGTTCAGTGCCTTGATGGGTCTCAGCTTTGCCATGATCTTTGCTGTGTTTACCTTGGGCAGCATTGTGATGGCATTCATGAGTGCAGCTGTTCTATTTGGTACCATGAGCCTGTATGGTTATTTCACCCGACGAGATCTCACCAGTATTGGTCAGTTCTTGTTTGTTGGCCTGATTGCTGTTGTAATTGCCAGTGTCATCAACGTGTTTGTTGGCAGCAGTGTCATGACCATGGTTATCTCGGCCATTGCTGTGATTGTGTTTACAGGTCTCACTGCCTACGACACACAAAAGATTCGTGAAATGCTGTCTGAAAACAACACCGGGTCTGTGGAAGTCATGGGCGCATTGACCTTGTACCTGGACTTTATCAACATATTTCTCAGTCTGTTGCAGTTGTTTGGTGGAAGGAAAGATTAATGAAAACACGAGAACAAATTATTACCAGCATGTGCTACACTGCACGTCATGACTACGGCATAGTCAAAGATCCAGACTATGCACTGCATTGGACCAATAATTTTCACGATAGTGTGTCGGCTGGTATGTACCAATTAGAACGAGAGAAACTGTGGGAACAAATGGCACAGTTGTTTGACAATGACATTGCTCCCAACATGGAGTTCAAGACTGTTGTGAACAGTCGCAACCTGTGTGACAACAACTAAATGATTTTTTCCACTGTAAATTCGTCTACACTGTATGTGCGATAGTGGCTGTCTCCATCTGGTGTTACCCAGACCACGTGTACCTTGCTGTCTGTTCTCAGCAGTTTCCAACATCCAAATATGCGAATATCGTTGTTGCCGGTGTAGGCCAATCTGAAATCATCTGACTGGGGTATGGGGCATTTATTTTGTGTCAACACCACAAAACCACTTGCTTCGTTCTTCATGACAGCTATCTCGTCATTGGCTCTGACCGAGAACACTGACAGCAGCAACATGACCAACAAGAACTTGTTCATACCATCTCCTGGTTATTATTGTATATATGATCTGTTAGACGTTAAATATGTCACAGGAGATCTCAATGAGCTTGCACATCAATAGATTTATAGACCGTATCAAGGCAGCTGATGCCAGACAACAACGCGACTTTAACATGAGCATGAGCGACGCCAAAGATCTACACGCAGATATTACCAAGTTATTGTTGGCTCTTCACACTTTACATGAACAATCTGTGGCAACAGGTGCCAACAATGCTACAGTAGAGCTAGAAGTTACAGGTGGAACCTTCTGACCACACCCTGCATTTTTGATAAATAAATGTAGGAGTTTAATGAATCGTGAGTCGTCCCAAACCCAAAGTTTTAGTTGAAATTGTAAACCGTAACAGCTACAAGACCGAACAGGTCTTGGCAGCCGAAGGCATATGGGCTGTGTTCTTCGACAGTAAGCCTATCAATCTCAAAACCTCTAATCTCCTGGTTCAGTATCCTGGACCCAAGTACAAGAAGGTGTCGTTCTCCAATCAAGGCCATGCCATCAATTTGGCCAAAAAGTTAAACACACAATTCCGAACCGACAAGTTTTCTGTTGTGCTGTTGACTCAAGGGGAGAAGATATTTCCCCATGTCAAAGCATAAACTAACCAAAACACTGATAGAACTACTGCCAGAGGATCACAGGATCACTCTGGAAGAAGCCATGCTGCATTGGTACACCAACATACGCAACAATGGAGGTTTTCGACTGACCATATTTGGCTACCAAGCTATGAAAATATTAGGTCTGGCATCTTGGTCGGTTGAACTTGACGATATTAAGATCACCATGGACAAGGCCTTGTTGCTGGCCTTAGACCGCAAGTTGACCTATCCTTATTTCATTGACTACAAGAAAACGCAAGTGATATTTTACTCAAGCAAAGAAGCCACAATGGCTACCATGTACGGTAGTATCAAAAATTGGCTAGACCACATGCCACAGCGGCGCTCTGTGCCTTAAAGTCTGCGATTAGTTTCTGCGGCCATCGGGTCAATACATATTCCTGCTGTGCCCCGAGTCGATCTGCATAAGGTGTAAGATCTGGTGTATTAATTAGCAGTTCTTTATTTCGACTTAATGCTTCGCCCCAGCGGTATGTGTCATGAAGCCGATCATAAGAATTGTCAACCAAGTCATCAAACATATCAAATCCAAGTTTTCGACAATGATCAACAATTCCAGGGTAGCCTATAACAATTGGTATCTGTCCTGCTAATAATGCAAACAAAGTTTTTTCTGTAATAATGCCCGGAGTTTCTGTGTATTGTGTTTCTGTAACTATATTAATTTTTGTAGTGGAATACAGCCAAGACAGTCTTATAAAATTACCTTCGTTCAAATCATGAACTCCTGGTTCCCATTTCATTACATCGTGATAAGCATCATAAGGCAATGGATCTATATTACCTAAACTACTAATTCCGCCAGGGAATGTTTTTAACAAGGTATGAACACATACACGATGCGGTCTTGCTGCACCATTGAGACATTGCCAATTACGTGCACGATCAGCACGAAACTTTTTCTGCCAATTTACATAAGGTGGCTGTTGCAAACGCATCATGATTTCGTAAGAATGTGTTGGGAAATGTATCAGGTGGCATGGTCCAGAATACACAGATTTTAGATCGTAATTCCAGTGTACAATTACAACTTGGTTAGCACGTTCTCCAAAATGTTGTTCAATAGCTTGTATTTCCGGACAACGTCCAGTGCTGTCAATGCTTACAAAATCCTGACAATGCATTATAACTACAGTACGATCGGTCCAATCAACTTGTGGAAATCGCAAGGGCCAGCCCCTGACATCGTAAGGAGATTGTAAACATGTGGGTTGGTAAACCACATCAAATCCTAATTGTTGAAAGGTCTGGGGGAATAGGTTATCGTAATGCATAGCAACTACTTATAAGAAGCATGATCAGTTGTATTATTACAACGATTGATATTGACTCAAAATTGATGTAATGCTATAATGTATGGACTACTAACTACTTTGGAGCCTTACAATGAATCCCGACGATATTGATCCCAGAATGTTTCTTGATATGAATAGTAAACAACTTAAAGAATGGGCACACAGTCAAACCGTAGAAGGTATCAAAGCTGCGGTACGAGCCATTTACGTAGAAATGAGTCGACTGCAAGAAGAAATTCTTGAAGAAATTGATCAAGACATGCAGGAGGATGATCTGGACCTGTCTCAGGCCAATTCAGTTATCAATCGAATCCGGGCCCGGTTATGACTGAAAAGAAACCACTTAAAGTAATTTTTGATCCAGGTTGCTTCAACAACTTTGAAGGAACACAAGCAGAACTGGATGAGTTTGTAAAACAAATCCAAGAATTTGCCGAGTCGGGCCTGCTGTTTGAAAACAGTGTAG